GGAAAATTTCTTTATTTCGTTATTAATATATTTTAATTGTTCTTTAGAGCCATCAAAATTTCTTATGTTATGTATAATCTGGTCAAAATATAATTTAATAGTTAAAGGAGAAGTATTATTATTATTTGGTATAGAAGGAATTTGTTCCATAGTTTTTATATTATATAAATAAATAAAATTGATTAATTTAATATAAGTAATAAATATGCCAGAAACAATAATGTCAAAAACTGCTTATTTGGAAATAATATTAGGTTCTATGTTTTCAGGTAAAACAAGTAGATTAGTAGAAATATATAAGCAATGTAAATTTTGTAATATTCCAGTAGAAGTAATAAATCATTCAATTGATGTGCGTTATGATGCCGAATTAATGTCAACACATGATAAAGTAAAAATTCCATGTATAAAAACAAATAAAATATTGTCAGTTTGGGATAATTTAGCAGAAAAAACGGAAGTAATATTAATAAATGAAGGCCAATTCTTTGACGACTTATATGAAACAGTAGAAATAATGTTAAAAAATGGTAAAAAGGTTTATATTTGTGGACTAGATGGAGATTTTGAGAGAAAAAAGTTTGGTCAAATTTTAGACCTAATACCATTATGCGATAAAGTTACAAAGCTAACTTCATTATGTAGTTTATGTAAAAATGGAACCCTTGGCATATTTTCCAAAAGAATTAGTTTAGAAAAAGAGCAGACTGTAATAGGAACAGATAATTATATTCCAGTTTGTAGATATTGTTATGATAAATAATATAATGTTTTATATAATAATTCTTTTTTTCAAAAAAAAACAATAAAGTATATATTAAAACAATTTAAATTAATCCATATATTAAATATATTAATTAATGGGACCTAAAATTTGTAATGAAGTTAAAAAAAATGATTCACCAATTTGTAATGAAGTAAAAAAAGCCAAAAGAGGGCGTAAGTCCAAGAAGGAACTATTGGAATCATTAAATATGACAGCAATTTATAAGGAAGTAAAAAAAGACAAAAGTATTAATTTATACGTTAGTGAATTAAATGATAAAAATATAACAAATAATAATATTATCAGTGAGAATATATATAATAAAATTTTAGAACCATTAGATGATACTAACGTGATAAAAGAGGATACAAATATTGTCATAATTTCAAATCCTTCTTTATCAGATGAACAAAAACCGCAATTAAAAAAGAGAGGAAGAAAACCAAAGGGAGGCAAAATTATACATCAAGTTGTTTCTAATGAATCACATAAAGAAGATAAGCAAAATGTTATTTTACATTTAAAATGTTCTATGAAAGATCTAAATGTTTTTCCTATATATAATGAGAATGCTTTAGTAGAATCATTTAGTTTTACAGGAAATAAAGCTGAATTAAATTATAATATAATTGGTTCTGAGAATATTAACACAGTTAATACATTTTTACAAAAGCCAACTTCTAGTATAAATTTAGATAACGATTATCAAGACGACGACGAAGAAATTTATTGTAAAGATTCTAGTAAAGAAATATGGAAAAAATTAAAACAATTGGAAACAAATTTACATATTAATAATGTAAATAATAGGCGTTCGGCTTGTTTTTGGGATACATGTGAATTTGATAATCCTCCAATATATATACCAAAACATTTTATTAATGATTCATATCATGTATATGGATGTTTTTGTAGTCCTGAATGTGGAGTTGCTTATTTAATGAATGAAAATATTGATAGTTCAACTAAATTTGAACGATATCATTTATTTAATCATATTTATAGTAAAATTTATGATTATAAAAAGAATATTAAGCCAGCTCCAAATCCATTTTATATGTTGGAAAAATATTATGGTAATTTATCAATACAAGAATATAGATCATTATTAAGAAATGAAAGACTATTTTTAATTGTAGATAAACCTTTAACTAGAATATTACCTGAATTACATGAGGATAATGATGATTTTATATTAAATAATAAAATTATACCATCTAATAATTATCATGTAAAAGCTAGATTACAAAAGAAAAAACAAAATAAAAATTCTATTCTTAATGAAAAATTTGGTATTTCTAATCAAAATCTTTTGGAATAAAAACTATTTTACACCATTTTTTACTTCATTATAAATATGCTTAATTTTTAATTTTTAATTTTTAATTTTTCACGATCTTCTGATTCCTTAAAATTTGTTACAACTTGTTCAATATTGATTGGGTTTTTTTCTCTATATTCTCTCATTGAATTATCTAATTTTAATCTAATTTGTTTATAAATTTCTTGGTTTACAGATTTTAACGTGGGTGATTCCTTTTTTTCAGGAATACCCATATAATCTTTTAAAACTCTCATATAATCACAATTAAATAATTTTAATTTTTCTAATGCTTCATCTTTTGTATAATTAGTCTGAGACATTACTTTTTCAACATGTAATTCAAGGTCATCATTACTAAAAAAACTTATTTTATCACTCATATATATATTTACAATAAATATTTTTTAAATCATATTAAACGAATTACATTATACTATAATATCTATAAAGAATGTCTAATTTAAATAATATTGAAAAATTAATTCAAATGGCCACTATTGAACATATGTATGAAATGTTACAAAAAATAAAAAATGATATAAATTTGAATCAATTATCAGATACTATCTTTAATAGTTCAAATAATTTTTTACCACCAGATAATGATAATGATAATTATAAAAATGAAGTAAAAGATTTTAATAATTCAATTTCTATTATTAAATCAGATCATGCTAGCATGATGAAAATAATTGATACAGTATTAATAAGACTATATAGTTTAGAGGCTGAAGTAAAAGAATTAAAAAGTAAAAATGATACATTATCTAGTGAATTAAAAAAAATAAACGAAACAAGTAGTTCGGATCAATTCAAAGGCGGACAAATTACGTTAAAGATAGAAGAAAAAAATATTGATACTAGTGTAAATTTAGCAATAAATAATGAAGGCATGATAGATAAAATTAAACAATTAGAACAAGAAGTTGAGCAAGAAGAAGAAGCTGATGAGGAGCAAGAAGCCGATGAGGAAGAGCAAGAAGAAGTTGATGAAGAGCAAGAAGAAGCTGAGGAAGAGCAAGAAGAAGTTGAGGAAGAAGAAGAAGTGGGAACAGACGATGAAGAAGCTGAGGAAGAAGAAGAAGTTGAGGAAGAAGAAGAAGTTGATGAAGAAGAAGTAAACCAAAAAGAAAAAAAAGAGGAACAACAGGAATCTTTAGAAGAAGAAGATGATGAAGAGGTATTTGAAATAGAAATTGACGACATCACATATTTTACATCTGACGAAGAAAACGGTATTTTATATGAAGTAACCTCTGATGGAGAAGTTGGAAAGAAAGTAGGTATAATTAAAAATGGCGAACCAATCTTTTCTTAATATAGTATAAGTAAAATATGTTTAATTTATGTGCTCCCGCATTAATATACGTAGCTTTTTCATTAACTCAAATTATTATTGATACTTTTAAAGGATTATACAATACTGCTTTTTTCAAAATAATTGTCATGATAATTATTACAATACTTTTAAATGCTTTATGTCAATCTGGGATGACTATTATTTCATGGATACTAGTTTTTGTACCATTTATTTTTATGTCAGTCATAGTAGCAATATTATTATACGTTTTTGGTCTAGACCCAGCAACTGGACAACTAAATTTAAAATGCGATAATTGTAATACTAATAATGATAATATCATGGATAACGCTACTTATGAACCTGTTATCATAAAAGATGGTAATATAATAAATGTTAAACCTATGAATTCAAATTATATGGATGTAAGTTATTCAGAAACACCTATAACATATGAAAATCAAAATATTCCAACTGGATCTTCGGATCCACAATTTGAGTAAATTTATTATAACAAAACTATTTAAAAGTATAAATAATATATATATTATACCATGTTAACTAATATTTTAATAGCAGCTTTTTTTTTTATAGAAATTTACAAGATGTTTTATCCAGATGAATATAATATTATTTTAAACGTAGCTAAAAAAGATTTAATTAATTTTAAAAATAATTTAGAACCTAAAATATTTTATATAGCTTATAATATTATTTATTATTATAGCTGTTTTGAAATATATCTAAATAAAACAAGAATATATATTAAACCATATATTATTAATATACTAAAATGCGTTAAGTATTTTTTGAAAAAGTATAATATTATAGATTGTAATAAAGAATGTAATAAAGAATGTAATGAGTTAATTTTAGAATTTTTTTATCAAGGAAATTTGCTGACAAGTTTAAATTTTGATAAAAATAATAGAGATATTAATATTGACAAAGCACCTTTAAAATATGATTTTATTGTTTGTTCAGATTTTAGCGAATTTACAATGACAAATAAAAATTGTGTTTCTAATATTCATCATTATTTTGAATATGACTTTGATTTTGAAAAAACAAATTTTACTTTTATGTCTTTACAACTTTTATATAAAGAGAATAATTATACTATAGAATTGAAGAATGATAAACATAATTTTTATATTGTAAATAATGTATTGGATAATAATTTTTTTACATATTATTTAAAATATATTTTGAATTTAGATAATTTAGAAAAAGATATTTCATATAAACTTGAATTAGTGGATCAAGATGTAAATGTACTTCTTTTAACTGATAAAGACAATATAGTATTTAATAAACAAGATTATACTATTGTAAATTTGAATAAAGATGTAAAATAGAATTAAAATTTTAGTATAAAATTAAATATTATAATATATCATAAATGAGCGATTGTACCAAGAACGCTAAGCCTGTCGCCGACGTTTTAAATAACATCAATTCTTTGTTCGGTAGAAAAGTCTGGACTCCCGAAGAGATTTCATCTGTTTCCAAAAAAATCAGTTCTGACCCTTTATGTAATTTAAATGATATAATTAAAAATGCTTTTGTAAATCCACTAAATAGAAAACGTTCTCCTATTACATTTAAATATAGTGTGAAAAATTATAAATCCGATTTAAACGGTAACAAATATACTACAAACCTTAACGGTGATGATCATGAATATATTTTTAATTTTGTAACTGAACTAGTTAATAAAAATGAAACTGAAGGCATACCTCAATATCTTTATGAAGTTATAAATATAGAATCTAAAAAAAATCCAGACGCAGAAAATTCTTTAAAAGCAAGCGGATTCTATGCTGATGAAGCAAAAGATGCTATAAGTACAGTAAATTATGCGAATTATAACGTTCATTCAGGAAGAGGTTTATTTACTGGAGCAACACTGCTTAGAATTGATTTTAATCACAAAGATAAATCAAGAATTGTTACAATTATGTATGAAAAACCTGAAGGTTTTTATATTTTTTAATTATTTTTGTAAAATTTATATTAATATACTATTTTATAAATGACTATTCCGTGTATTAATGACAAATCTACATTTATATCTGATTTTTTAACTGGTTTCAATAATTTATTTGAAGGCAAAATATGGACAAGAGATGAGATTTCATTTGTTTCTGAAAAAATCGCTTCTGATCCTTTAGGTAATTTAAATGATATAATAAAAACTGCTTTTACAAATCCAATAAATAGAAACCATACTCCTGTGTTATTGTCATATGATTTGAAAAATTGTAGTTCTGATTTAAACGGTAACAAATATACTACAAATCTTAACGGAAATGATAATATTGAAAATATACTATATTCTTATTTAAAAACTATTGGTTTAACACAAATTAAAGAAAAATATCCATTAATAACTGATTATACATATAATCATGGGCTTAGATATCAAGAGGTAGTAGGATTAAAAGACAAACGTTCTTTCAGTAGCCAATATTGTTCTCGAATAGACGATATTAACAAAAAAGAAAAACCTGTGTATTACCTTTGTTTAAAATGATTTATAGTACTAGTAATGATTTAACTTTAGATGAAGTTACAGATATTATTACTAAAATAATTAGTATATTTAATTTAGATAGTTCAAAATTTTTAATAAAGACTACAAAAATGAGTAATAAACTAGTAAATAAATTGAAACTAAAATGTAAAATTGAAAAAGTAAATTTTATTAAAAAAACCAACGCATTAATTAATTGTGATGGAGATGGTTACATATATAAAAATGTATATGACAATAAATCACCTATTTTAAGAGCAGCATCGTTATATTATGACTTAGGAGACAATATTATGATTGAAATAATACAAATACAACATGCTGATGATGAAACTGAAAGTTCTTACGGCTTTGGAGTTGGCATAGAAAGATTGTTTACTGCTATTAATTATAATAATGAAAATTTTCATAAACCTAATTGGGATAACACACTTCCTATATTTGAAAATTATTGTAAAAAAGAAGCAAAAATATTAGGAGTAGAATTACCAGAAGGGTATAATTTAATTATGTATGAAAACCCAGAATGTTTTTAATTATTTTTGTAAAATTTATATTAATATACTATTTTATAAATGGTAAAACAAAGAGATTGTACAAATTCAATAGGGATAGTAAATTGGAAATCTTTTTTAACTGATGTTAATAGTTCATTAAATAATTTTTGGACACTTGATGAAATAGATTCAGTTTCCGGAAATCTAAGTTGTAACCCTTTACAAAATTTAGGAGAAATTTTTGATTATGGTTTATTAAAACCAGTTGCCAGAAAAATTATTTCTATTGAAACTAAAGATGCTATTATTAAAGATCCTATTATTAAATATTATTCTCTTAAAAATTACGACCCTGATCAAGGTATACTTTATTCTACAAAAATTTTAGATGAAAACCAATTACCACTTCAGGAAAATATTGTTTTTGATACTACACTTATACAACCTAATAAAATAGAATATATTAAACAAATACTATACGAAACGTTTTTAATTAAACATGAAACAAATGATAATATGTTATCAGCCATTGGATACTATATTGATGAAACTACTAGTCTTATAAGCAGTGTTGATAGCGCAAATTATGCTGTTATTGGTTCAACAGGAATTTATGAAGGAGCAAAAAAAGTAAATATTGAGTTTAATAATACCGATAAAACAAGAAAAGTTACTATTTATTTTTAGACATCTTTAAATTATTTATTATTATTAAAATAATTTAAAAAAATTGATTTATTATAAAGTATAATGGATCCCTGTAATACAGATTCAACAACAATGACTACGTTAAACATGGAATTTCACAATTTGAATAATAAATGGAATTTATGGGCACATTTGCCTCATGATCCAGATTGGACTGTAAAAAGTTATAAAAAAATTATTCAATTTACAAATGTTGAAGAAACAGTTGCTATTACTGAATCTTTACCTGAATGTTTAGTAAAAAATTGTATGTTGTTTATTATGAAAGATGGTATTTCTCCAATGTGGGAAGATGAAAAGAACAGAAATGGTGGTTGTTTTTCATATAAAGTATCTAATAAAAATGTATATGAAGTATGGCGCGATTTAACATATGTTCTAATTGGAGAAACTATTAGTAGTAATAATAAATTTGTTGATAGTGTTACAGGGATCACCATTTCACCTAAAAAAAACTTTTGTATTGTTAAAATATGGATGACTAATTGCGAGCATCAAAATCCCCAAGTTATCACGAGTGATGTGAAGAATTTACTACCACATGGTTGTCTTTTTAAAAAACACACACCTGAATTTTAAATATGAAAATAAGTAAATAAGTAAAGATTATTAACGAAACAAAAATTACTTAAAAATTTGTTAATTAAATAAAATATAATGAAATATCCTTTTATTTTATTTTTTCGTGATGATAAATACAAATATATTGATTCTATTATCAGAGATAATTCGGATGATTTAGATTGTACATTACATATTATCAATAAAAAAGAAAAACTTAATAATTTATTTAAACAAATTTATTCTTTCTTAATTACATTTGGTCCTGATGATAAAGAATACACTGAAATTTTAAATGAATATTTTAATGATTCTAATATGTATAATCGCATTATTCATATTCCTGAAATTACAAATGTTTCAGAATTTAATAATATTGTTAATCAAAAATATATAAATATTTGTAGTCTAGATCGTATTCATGTAAGACCTATTTTTTCTATATTTACACCATCATTTAATTCGTTTGAAAAAATATTGCGAGCTTTTAACAGTATAAAAACCCAGACACTAACAAATTGGGAATGGATTATTGTGGACGATTCTCCTGATGATACAAATTTTATATTTTTAAAAGAAAAAATGACAAATGATTCTCGTGTAAGAATGTATAGAAGATTTGAAAATAATGGTTATATTGGGAATGTTAAAAATGAAGCAATCAGTTTATGTAGAGGTAAATATTTGTTAGAATTAGATCATGATGATGAAATTTTACCGTTTGTTCTAAAAGAATCTGCTGATTTATTTGATTTAAAGCCAGAAATTGGTTTTATTTATATGGATTTTATTAATATTTATGAAAACGGAAATAATTTTTGGTATGGTGATGATATATGTAAAGGTTATGGTTCTTATTATTGTCAAAAATATAATGATAAATGGGTTTATGTTTATAATACACCTAATATTAATAATATTACATTAAGTCATTTAGCATGCTGCCCAAATCATCCTAGAATATGGAGAAAAGATTTTTTAAATCAAATAGGTAATTTTTGCGAATATTTACCAATTTGTGATGATTATGAAATCATTTTGCGAACAGCCTTAAATACAAAAATAGCTAAAATTAAAAAATTTGGTTATATTCAATATATGAATAATGAAAATAATAACTTTTCCTTAATTAGAAATTCGGAAATTAATCGTATTGGACCAAAATTTATTAATCCAATTTATAATTATAAATTTAATATTCAGCAAAAAATGAAACTTCTTGAAGCATATGAAGATGAAAAGTATTTAAATAATGATTATACTGCGATTTGGAAACGTGGCCAAGATTACGAACATAAATTTTGTAATTTGTTAGTTAATAATGATTATGAAACCCAAAATTGTATTATTGGATTAGATGGTCTGCTAAAAAATATAGAAAAAATAAGAGAACTATATGATTCTACGTTTAATAGTACTACGTTTAATAATGATTTCATTATTTTAGAAAATAAATGTTCATTTGAATATTTATGGGAAAAATTAGATTTACTTGGATTTTCTAGAATGAAATGTTATATTTTAATTGACGAACCTGATGAAAATTTAATAAAATATTTTAAATTAACTTATTTAACGCCTAATATAAAATATGAAATATTTACAGCAAATATTAATAAATTACCTTATAATATAAATATTAATACTAGATATCAAATTATAAATTTGTTAAGCAATCCTTCTCAAAGATATTTTGAAATTGGTGTTGAAAACGGCTATACATTTTCTAATACACATTTTTTACATAAAGTTGGTATAGATCCTTCTCCAAGTTATTTTTCAACGAATAATAGTTCAGATACTGGAAAATTTGAAGAAATTATTAAACTAACATCTGATGAATATTTTAAAAGTATTAATATATTAGACGATAATTCAGATATTGTTTCAATTGATTCAGATGATTGTATAGATATTTATGATGTAATTTTTATAGATGGAATGCATAATTGTGAATATGTATTACGAGATTTTAATAATAGTATTAAGATTTTAAATAAAAATGGAGTAATATTTATTGATGATTGTATACCATTAAATTATAATGAACAATTGAAAATACCTTTAAAACATTATTATGAAAATGGAATTTTAAAATATAGAGAAGAATGGACTGGGAATGTATGGAAATTTATTTATTATTTATTATTGAATTATAAGGATAAATTTACTTTTACTTATTTTCATAATATAAATTACAGAGGAATACTTTGTATTAAAATAATTCAGCCATTTGAAGTAAGTGTTACTAACTATGATGTAATTAATAATTATAGTTATTTTGAAGATTTTAACAATTATTTAAAATTATTACAATAAAATTTTGTTTATTTCTATTTTTAAATATATATTTAATAAATATATATATTTAAAATATTTATTAAATATATAACATATGGAATTTAAAATTAAAGAAAAAAAAAATGCTACAATTTGTCTCAATATGATAGTGAAAAATGAATCTCATATTATAGAAACAACACTTGAAAAACTTTGTCAAAAAATTTCATTTGATTATTGGGTTATTTGTGATACTGGATCTACTGATAACACATGTCAAATTATTACTGATTTCTTTAAAAATAAGTGTATAAAAGGTGAATTATTTCATGATGAATGGATAAACTTTGCTCATAATAGAACATTAGCATTAGAACGAGCTTATAAAAAAACCGATTTATTGTTAGTTTTTGACGCAGATGATGAAATTGTTGGCGAATTTGTAGTACCATCAGAAGTTCTTTATGATGAATATCATTTAAAATTTGGTTCTTCATCAGGTGTTAGTTATACTCGGGTATTATTAATTAACAATCATAAAAGATTTCAATATTTATCTGTTTTACACGAGTTTATTAATTGTAAAGAAGGTCCTACCACTTCTACTACAATTGATGGAAATTATTATGTTATATCAGGAAGAACTGGAAATAGAAGTTTAGATCCGAATAAATATTTAAAAGATGCTTTAATTTTGGAAAAAGCATATGAAGAGGCTTTAAATAATAATGATCATTTATTTCATAGATATTCTTTTTATTGTGCCAATAGTTATAAAGATTGTGGACAATATGAAAATGCTATAAAATGGTATAAAATTACATTGACTCATGAAAAACAATGGCCTCAAGAAAAATATGTTAGTTGTTTATATATTTTTGATTGTTTAAATGCTTTAAATAGAAAGGAAGAAGGTTTTTTTTATTTAGTAAAATCATTTGAATTTGATAAAGAACGCGTTGAATGTTTATATCCTTTGTTAGTACATTATTGTTGTGAAAATTTAAATCATGTTGCCTATAATTATTATTTACTTGTCAAAGATTTTTATGAAAATCATTATTTAAATACAAACATTACTAACAAATTATTTGTTTTTTTAGATAAATTTGATTTTTTTGTTCCTTATTACATGATTTTAATTGCTGACAAAGTTCAAGATTTCAAATGTGTTATTAAAATGTATGAAATTGTTTTTATAAAAAAGCATAGAATGTTTGATGATTGGTATATTAAAAACTTTCTTTATAATTTACAATTCTTTTTAAATCATATAAGTGATTCTAATCCTTCCAACTTTGTTATAAAAGCTAATGAATATATTCATTTTTTGTTTCAAAATGGCGTTCAAATTCAAAACTATGATTTTGTTTTAAAAGATGTATACAAAAACGCAGGAATTAATTTTGATAAATATATATTAAAACCTCTTTTTAACAAATCACAATATTTTTCAAAACAAGAATGTTCCCAGTCAAAAAATATTTTAATTTATACTGGATTCTCTGATATTAATTGGAACTATACTTATACATTAAATAACGCATTAGGTGGTTCTGAAAAAGCTGTTGCTTATTTAAGTAAATGCTTTCCAAAAGATTATACAATTTATATAAGCGGACATGTTGAAAATGAAACAATTGATAATATTCATTATATTCATCTAGAGGAACTGACAAATTTAATAAATTTTATACCATTTCATACTGTTATTGTTTCAAGATATATATCATTTTATGATATGTTTCCAACATGTTCATTTTATCAATCCTTTATATGGGCACATGATAATCTATTATTGCCATATGGATCTAATTTAAATGATATTCAATTATTAAAAAAATGGGAAAATTATATTAATGGATGTATCTGTTTAACGGAATGGCATCATAATTTATTTTTGGAGGAATATCCTATTTTAAAAAATAAAATTACAATAATTAATAATGGAATTGATTTAGATTCTTTTCCATCTATAACTAACAACTATAAAATTAAAAATAGATTTATTTATACTTCCAGACCTGAGCGTGGTTTAAACAATTTATTAAAATTATGGCCTCAGATTTTAGAAAAGATACCAGACGCAACTCTTACTATTTCATGTTATGTCACCTTTCCTTCTAATCAGGATGAAAAGCTTTTGAAAAATATTATAGACGCTAACCCTAATACTATTCGTTATCTAGGTAAATTGAATACAGAAAAATTATATGAAGAAATGAGCAAAGCAGAGTTCTGGCTTTATCCTACTCATTTTTCAGAAACATCATGTATTACTGCTTTGGAAATGCTAATGTCAGAAGTTATTTGTTTATATTATCCAGTTGCTGGATTAACAAACACTATGGATAAATACGGTATTCAAGTGTGTTCAGGTAAAGAAATAGAAACAATTGTTAGTTTGAGTGAATCGCAAAAAGAAGAATTAAGAGAAAATGGAAGAGAATATGCGCAATCTTTTTCATGGTTTAATAGATATAATAATTGGTCTAAATTATTATTACTTAACAAAAATACAGTTGAAACTACTACAATTCTAAAAAAAGAAGAAATTCTATTTATTTTACCTAACTGGTATAACCCTTTTCCATTAGAAGATTATTTTGATAGTCTAAAAAATATATATAACATTAATATAATTAAACAAGGTGAAGAACTAACAAATTTTAAAATAGATCAAGCAATATTTGTTTGTATATTGTCAGATAATAAATTATATTCACTTCTAAAAAAATATAATATAGAAATTAGTATTTTAAATACAGAACCTTTAAATAATAATTTTAGATTGATTAATTTTTATAAATCTATTCCTTCGGAATTAGATAAAAATGTAAAAATATATGATTACAGTTTATCAAACTTACAAATTTTGAATAATGATGGCTATTTAAACACACATCATTTACCGTATAAAATATATGAAACAGAAAACATATTGTTAAAAAATTTATATAAAAATACTCCCAAGGAATATGATTTTGGGATTATCTCATATGAAAATCCAATAATACTTGAAAGAAGGAAGAATGTTGTAAATTATTTAATAAGCCAAAAATACTCAGTAAACATTATTCAGGGATGGAAAGAAATTAGAGATAAAGAACTAGCAAAATGTTCCATTATTTTAAATATACATGGTCATTGGGCAGGCCAAGATTCCCTAATTTTTGAACATATTAGATGTGATAGATTATTAGAAGCAGGTTTTAAAATTTTATCAGAAGAATCTTTATATTTAGATGAACAATTTATAAAAAAATATCCAAATTTGATGTTAAATCCGTTTAACGATTTTTTTAATGTTGATTTTTATTTAAAATTAAACTGGTTAAAGAATGATGATAAATCTATTAAAATTATTGACTGCTTTACATTTTATAACGAATTAAATATGCTAAATTATAGATTAAATGTATTGAATGATGTTGTTGATTATTTTATTTTAATTGAAGCTAATCAAACTCATGTTGGAAAACCAAAAAAATTATTTTTTGATGAAAATAAACCAATGTTTGAAAAGTTTATACATAAGATAATTCATATTGTAGTAGAATTACCTTTTAACGAAAATATTATAGATATTACTAAAGGTCAACAATGGACAAATGAAAAACATCAAAGAAATTGTATTAATGAAGGAATTGATATGATTAAAGAAAAATTAAATGATAATGATTGTATAATTATTTCGGATGTTGATGAAATTCCCGATCCAAAAATACTATTACAAATAAAAAATAACAGTATTAACAACGATATAAATGTTCTTGAACAAGATTTTTATTATTATAATTTAAATAGTAAACGAAACGAATATTGGTATCATAGTAAAACAATTAGCTATAAAAAATATAAAGAGTTAAACTTACCTGTCAATGATATTCGGTTTTGTAATGGAACAATTATTAAAAATGGCGGTTGGCATTTGAGTAATTTTGGAGATGCAGATTTCATAAAAAATAAGTTGGAAAATTTTTCACATCAAGAATATAATAATGACGATTATACAAATATAGAAAAATTACAAAAAAGGATTGACTCTTGTTCGGATTTATTTGGCCGTTATGGTAGTGAAATGAATTATATTGAAATTGAAGACAACGATTATTTACCTCCTATGTATAGTCATTTATTGAAAAATTTTTATAAATATCCTAACAAATATAAGGAAATTAACTATACGGAAAATTTAAGCGATAATAATTATTGTTTTATACATTCTTGTTGTTTGGAACAAGATAAAACTGAGAGATTAGATAATTTAATTAATAAGTTGATAAAATCTAATTGTATTAATGTACTGAATAAAATATTTATTATTAATATTGGGTTTCCTTTGAAAGATAATTATATCGAATCATTTGAATTTAAAAATAAATTTGAATTTAAAAATAAATTTGAAATAATAAATTATTCTGCTAATATAAAACTTGAAGAAAACCCAACAATAAATAAATTAATTCTATTTTCAAAACAAAATAAAAATTCTAATATTTTATATATTCATACAAAAGGTATTATGAGTGATATTAATGATTCTAAACAAAGAGATTGGATAAATATGATGACATATTTTCTTATTTTCAAATATGATATATGTATTAAATTATTAAACAATGGGTACCTGTCTGTTGGATGTAATTATCACAATGGAAGTAATAACATTCCAAAACATTATAGTGGTAACTTTTGGTGGTCTAAAACCGACCATTTAAAATTACTAAGTTTTTTAGATGAAATTAATTACGGTAGAAAATTCGTAGAGTTCCATTTATTTTCTGAAGATCATAATCATTTTGCTATACATAATTCGAATATAAATCATTATTATGAAAATTATAATGAAAATAATTATAAAGAAGATAATTTTTATGAAGACATGTATAATGAAGATAATTATATTAAAAAAGATTTATCAAAAAATAAAATTACTATTGGGTTTCATAGTAATCAACTTTGTGAAAGAGGAACTGAAGTTGCTTTATACGATTATGCTTATTATAACCAAAAATTGTATGAGAATAAGAGTATTATTTTTTATTGTATAAATTCGTCTAATAATGACCAAAATGTAATAAAAAAATTTGAAAAAGAATTTAAATGTTATGCTTATAATAACTTTTCTGAAATAGATCAAATTATTTTGGATGAAAAAATAGACTATCTTTATAATCAAAAATCAGGTTCTAAATCCGATAATCAATTAGTCACAAATTGTCCTAACTTAATTCATGCTGTTTTTAATGTTGACCCGCATGGAGAAAAGTATGCGACAATATCAAAACAATTATCTTCAAAATATAATAATATTGTTGATTATATTCCTCATATGATAAATTTACCTAGTTGTAGTGATAATATAAGAAGCAAATTAAATATACCTTCTGATGCTATTGTAATAGGAAGAATAGGTGGTTTTTATCAATTTGATATTGAAATGGCACACAGAGCAATTAGAAAAATAGTAGAACTGGACTCTAAAATCATCTTTTTATTAGTTAATACTAACAAATTTTATGAACATCCTCGGATAATATATCTTAATAGAATAATAGACCTTATTGAAAAGGTCAAATTTATAAATTCTTGCGACGCAATGATTCATGCTAGAAGCGATGGTGAAACATTTGGACTAGCAGTAGCTGAATTCTCATCATTAAATAAACCGGTAATTACATGTATTTCTAAAATAGATAATTGTCATATAGAAATTCTTTCAGAAAAAGCTATTATTTTTGATTCTGAGGATAGCCTAATTAATATATTTAAAAATATTAGGACAATTATTCAATCACGGGATGATTGGAATGCTTATAAAGAGTTCACACCTGAAAAAGTTATGGAAAAATTTTATACTGTTTTTGATTTGCCTAGTAACATTAAACATATAAGATTTGATAACTTTCTAATAAGCTGTTATAAAAATGATAATTTAGCAACCGGTTCTATTTGTAAAAATGAAAAATGGGAACCTCACATCTTAAATTTTCTTAATTATTATAAAAAATGTATAAAAATAAATACTATAGTAGACATTGGAGCTCACATTGGTTATCATACGCTTTATTTTAGTGAAATAGTTAAAGAAAATGAAGGTTATGTTTATGCGTTTGAACCACAACCTCAAAACTATTATCTTTTAAATAAGAATATTAACAATAATAATTTAAAAAATGTAATACCATATGATTATGCTTGTTCTGATTGTGAGTGTGAATCTAAAATAGCAATCGCATCATTAAATGAAAGTATAAATATGGGTGATTTTACTTTAAACCATAATATTAATGATAATAAATATTATAATGTTAAATGTGTAAGATTAGATGATATAATTAATACGCAAATAGATGTTATAAAAATAGATGTTCAAGGGTGGGAACAGAATGTATTAAATGGTTCTAAAAAAATTGTTTCTAATTATAAACCATTATTAATAATTGAAATTGAAGAGCATCAATTGAATAGAAATGGATTAACTAGTGAAAAATTAATTAAACAATTACGTAATTTAGGTTATTATATTTATTATTTGGATTATAAATATCCATCAGATCATATTTGTATTCATGAAACAAAATTAGAAGAATTTAATGAATATTTTAAACATTTTATTTTTGAACATAATGAAACAAATACAATTAATAATAATATTTTATACGGTATCAATAAAAAAATAAAAATGTAATAGAAAATATTTTTAAATAATAAAATAACACTGTAATATTATTTTATTATTTTTTATATATCTTTTTTCTATCTCTCTGTTGAAAAGAAGAATACTTGAAATAGTCTACCATTTTCTTTGGTATCTCCAAAATAATCACAAGACATATGGAATCTATTTGCGTTAAATAATATTAGACGATTGAATACATTTCCGAGTCTATCCACTAGTTCCCATTTTGATAAATCTTGATTATACATATCCACCTCTTTTTGATTCTTTAAAATATCTGTATCTTCTTGACACATTGCTCCATCTTTGAATTTGTAAAAAGCTGTTCCTCCAGATAATGGTGCGTCTGGTGTCAAAAATATTACACCAGCCCAATTATTCCATTTATCTGTGTGAATCCAGGAACAATCTCTTGCCAAAGTATATTGAAAAGCGCCATTATATATTGTATCCGCATCTGAATTATCTGGCTTTGGACAAGGAAATTCTGTAATTTTACCCGCAAATGGTTCTACATATTTTTGTATAATATCTTTTAAATCTTGTGTCGCATAAGATATGGTTCTTTGTCCAGGAAAATTACCTTTTACAGAAAATTCTTGAGTCAAAATATAATTCCTAGTATCCTTCGCATTGTTGTAAAAATTATCAACAATTATTAGTCCACAAGATGGCGGTCTTTTTATAAAATTTAATTTATTTGTATTATCTAAATTATGATTATCATGTTTATAATCATTCTTTTTTATATCGTCATCTTTACTAGTATAACCAGTTTCATAAATTACATTTTTGTTTATCTTTTTTTCAATTATATTCATTATATAAACTAACAATAAAAATTGTATTTAATTATTTTATAGATAATAATATAAATTCTATTAATAGTTAATAAATAAATTATTATAATATTCTATTACTGATTGTACATTTGGTCCTAAAAAATTTGAATTTAAATATGTCATTTCTATTGTATCCTTCCAAAAAAAAGATAAATCTTGAACATCATTTGATATATTAGCAATTCTATCAAAAATATAATTTTCTATATAATTTATTTTTGGATAAGCAATTATACTATCATTTTTTATATCAAAAATCCATCTATGATGTATATAACCACGATATTGACCTTCAAATCTATATAATTCTCTATATTTACTAGGGAAAGCTATATAACCTTCTTTCGCTATTTTTATCATTTGTTCACAAACAAAAACTGGGTTCATTATATCTTCTAATACATGAGTACAAATAGCAAAATCAAATTTTCCATTCTGTGAAATGTAATCATCAATTTCTGAATATTTATTTGGATCAGTTATATCAAAATTAAACAATTTAATATTATTATCTGAATTTTCTATATATTTACAATTAAAATCTATTATAGCATCTATATAAGAAGCTGACCATCCATTAAATACTCCTCCTATATCTATTACTGTAAATTTTCCTAGAGCCTTTTTTTTTAATATATATTGTATTACATCATATCTATTCCCATTACTAATACTTATATTATAAATCATATTTTTATTATAACTTTATTATACTTTTATATTTATATAAAAATTATAATATAAATATATTTTTTAAATTCATATCATAAATGATAATTAATATTAATAAAAGAGATTATCATGTTGAAGAAAATGAATTTAATAAAATAACACACAATGAATTTAGTAATTTAATTATTAGAGACAGAGTTGGATTATTTGAGAGAATTATCTCGTTATTAAATGAATTATCAAATTGTTTAAATATAAAAAATGCGCTTTTTTATAATGTTAGTCATGGTGGATTCATTCCTATCAATTGTTCCCAACAATTTGAGAATATTTATTTAATTAATACCGATGACATTAATATTACAAAAAATATAGATCTACATAAAATTAATAATATTAAATTTGATAATAATCCTACATCTATAGATAAAAAAGTAATTATTTATTCAGATAATTTTGAAGATATTGATAAACAATTCATATCTGATTTTTCTCCTATAATATTATCTTCATTGAATCTTAAATTTATTACTAATAACAAAAACTATAATTCTATTTTACAATTGTCAAATATAAAATTGCCCAATAATAAATTGTCCAATACTGATTTGTATTTATATATACCTGTAGATATTGTTCAAAATTTTAATAAAGAGTTTCATTATTATATAGATTTTAATACAAACATTTTACATTACGATAATTTAAATCATTTATGTATGATCGTTAAAAATGGAGGACCACAATTGGAACAAATGATAATAGATAATTTACCTTTTTTTGATAAATGGACCATTCTTGATACAGGTTCTACCGATGATACCATTGAAATTATTAATCGCGTTTTGAAAGGAAAGAAAAAGGGACAACTATTTCAAGAACCATTTATTAATTTTAGGGATAGTAGAAATCGTTGTCTTGAATTGGCAGGTAAATCATGTAAATTTATAACAATGTTAGATGACACTTATGTTTTAAAAGGAGATTTAAGATCATTTTTAAATGAAATACGTGGAGACCAATTATCAAATTCATTTACATTATTTATTCAAAGCGATGATACCATTTACGGTTCAAATAGAATTATTAAAAGTGATTCAAATTTGAAATATATTCATACAATACATGAAGTAATTAGTGATAAAGATAATATAAATATAGTTATTCCTAAAGAGATTTGTAATATAGAGGATAGACGTTTTGATTATATGGAAAAAAGAACTATGGAAAGAAAAGAATTAGATTTAAAACTTCTTTTTCAAGAGCTTGAAGAAAATCCACATGATCCTAGAGCTTATTATTATTTAGCACAAACTTATAATTTATTAGAAAATTACGAGAAAGCTTTTTATTATTTTATAAAAAGAACAGAATTTATTAATTCTGGATTTGTTCAAGAGCGCGTGG